AAGAACGGCCTTGTCCCAAGGTGCAAGGTTCGGGTTCTGATGGGCGCAAAGCACATCCCAACGGCTCATGCCCGGATAGCGCTTTTGGTTGGGGTGAGGCTGTGCGTTGAAGGTCTCAATGGCGCGTATATCATCGGCTACCAATTCTTCATAACTATAGGTCTTCACCTTGTAGGTGTTGTTCTTTTCGTCATACACCTTTTCTTCCTTCGGGCGGTTGGCCTCCAGCTTGGCATACCATCGGCCGATACCTACCTGCGTGCGTTTCTCCACACCGTATTTCTTTTCGCGGTTCTTGTGCTCGGCACGTTTTTCACGCGAGTTCCCGGGGTTGCACCAGCGGATCAGGGGGAAGACGGTACCAGCTTGCATCAAGCCGTCGGCAAAGTCACTTACCAGGTGGTGTTCCACTTCCAGCTCGGCGGGGATATACATGCCGTTCCGGTCCAGGGTCTGGAACATGTTTCGCATGCAGTCCAAAAACAACTCGGTAGTCTTGTACCGGTTGTAGGCATATCCTACCACAGCGCCGCTCACCACATCGTAGGCATAATAGGCTTTCACACGGTTGCCATCCTTCATCGGGCGAGGCAGGTCGCGGTCATCAAGGCTCACCTTGCTCAATGAGAACTCACCGATGCTGCGCAGATGGTAGGGGCGGTAGGCGTTGTTGAAATCCCATTGGCTCATGTGAAGCTTGGCTCTAAGGGCCTTGTTTTTGGGGTTGTTAAGGTAGTTGGCTACCGTGGCCGGACTTAACACCAGCGGATTTCCATCCTTGTCGGTAAAGTCTGCTGGGTTCAATACCTCGCCGGTTTCGGGGTCATACAGTTCCAAATCACCTTGTACAAACATATTGTACTGCTCCCACACGGTGGTATTGAAGGGCTGCTCCGGCTGGGCATCGATGCTCAGCAGCAGGCGCTCAATGTCGTAGGTCACTTTCCGGCGGTTCTGGTTCATGAACTTGCGGCTGATAAGACTTTCATAGCCGTTGGCTTTAAAATCATTCACACGCTTCTTGAAGCGGTTAGAACTCACAGGCAAGGTGTGGCCGAACTCTGCTTGATAATAACTGATGGCTCCTGCCAGCTCACCCCAGTTCACCGGACCGGCCTTCATGGCCTTACGCATAAAGGTGGCATCCTCCATGGCACGCATCACAGCTTCAATCACCGAAGCGTTCACCGTATATTCCTGGATGTGTTCCGGCGGAAGGGCATCACCGTTGTCAAAGCGGAATCGGGTGTAGAACTCCCGGGCTTTCGCATCGATGTGGTAATGGCTGCCGAGCCAATTTCTTATAACGTCCTCTTTCATGTCTCCGTATTTTAGTTTTATCCTTTCCTGAAACCGCAGTGGCATGGTCGCTATCTCTACCAGTGCATAGCTTCCAAGCCCCTTGCCGGGTCGCACTACGTTGATTTCTTTCTTGGCCGCTAATTTCTTGTAATTGGGTACCGACAGGATGGGAGCAAGTTCTTCTTCGGAAAGAGTGGAAGGATGAACGCCTTTCAGCGTGCGGCTTCTGCTGTAGTCAGCCTTCCCGTTCACCATCACCGGTCGGTCGTCGTAGGTCAGGTCATTGTAGGATATGCACAATATCTTTCCATAATACTCCATTTCATTTCTGTTTATAAGGCGGCTGCCATCTGTTGGGTCTCGTGCTGCAGCTGCATGAAGTCTGATACAAACTCACATTGGTAGGTTTCGGTCCGTTTTCCGTCCACGTACACGTCCACATCGTTGGTCTTCCGGTGGACTACCAGTTTTACACGGGGACCGAAGGTGCAGGTCATGGTTTTCTCGCACTCTTCAAAGGTGGTTTCGCAGTTCGGGATGAAGTTCCCGTCGGTCAGTTTACCGCCTCGCTTCAGGGCAAGAGTGCGTATCCGTCGCGCCTGGTCGCTGTCACGGACAAAATTCAGTGCCTGCCACACAGCCTGACGGCTGCATCCGAATGTCTTCATCAGGAAGGTCTTTGTTTCGTTATCTGTCAAAATCTGCTTTCTCATATCGTTTATCTCTTGATATATTGCTCATTTATAATTCCTCAATCGCTTTCCGCTTGATGTCATCCGAATCATCCGGAAGTATCTCGTAAAGGCGTGTTCCCTTTTTCAGTTCCTCAATCAGCACCTGCATGGCTTCTTCGCACGCACAGCTCACATTCTCTATCACCCGGTAGGCATCCGAGTTACTGATCGCATCCTCTGTCATGAACTGTCCGGCCAAATCCATAGCCTGGTCGGCAATGTTCTGTGTATGGGCCGCACTGCTTATCATCGTGCGAAGCTTCTGCTTGAATTGGCGTTCAGCCCTTCTTCCTTGGTTGAAATTCTTTGCCATAAATCTAAATTTTAGAGGTTTATATCGTGGGGCGAGGGGAATCGAACCCCTGCGGCTTTCTACGCTTTCTTTTTTTCGATTTACCAACTTTCCGGCCGTGCCTGCCGCCCCTGCCCGTCTTTCCGGGCTGCCAGTTATCCGGCAATCTCTTTGCCCTCTTTTTTCTTCAGTTCTACCTGTCGAATAGCGCCCAATACCGTATTCTCCAGACACAGACAAGTCATATAAACTTCATCCCCGAATCGCACCTGCTGGTCGGGTGCAGCTGCTTTCATTTCACTGGTTATATCAACCAAAGCATTCATAAGGCTATCCAGCGTTTCCGGCTTCACCTTCAAAATCAATTCTTCTTTCATTAACTTTAATCCTTAAAATTCGCTAATCACACGCCTTTTTTGTATATTTGGCGCGCTGTTTACATCTTAAACACGCTGCAAATATAGTGATAATTTTCAACCATCGAAATAAAAACGGGGATAATTTTCAATTATGGGCAATATTTTATCAAGAATACAAGAAATAGCCTCCAATGAGGGGATAACTATTGGCGCCATGGAAAGAACTATTGGCGCAAGTAAAGGCGTGCTTTCAAGAGCAATCAATAACGGGACCGACATTCAAGCCAAATGGCTTAGTATAATAGTTGAAAATTATCCCCGATATTCAACAGAATGGTTGCTTACTGGTGCAGGTAGCATGTTGAAAGATGATTTGAAAGGCATTCAAACAGCAGACGAAGCCAATCCTTCGACTCTGCCTACAACATCTATGAACCCATCTGTCGGCACACCATACTACGATGTTGACTTTATTGGGGGATTCGATGAGGTGTTCAACTCTCAGGTAAACATACCCGCCACCAACATCGTAATAAGGGGATTCGAAAAAGCCAGCCTCTGGTGTAATGTTACCGGGCACTCTATGGAGCCCAAAATAAACCATGGCGACATCATTGCCCTTCGTCAATGCACACTCAACGACATCCAGTATGGCGAAATCTACGCAGTGGTACTGGACACCATCCGTACCATTAAAATCCTGCGCAGGTCTCCGGATCCAGGCAAACTGCGCTTCATTCCTATCAATACAGAGGACTATGATGAGCAGGAATTCGACAAATCGCGCATCGTGAATGTCTTTGAGGTCATTGGAAGCATCAGCAAATTCTTCTAATGAGGAAGCACATGCGTCATATCACCCAACAGGCACAATAAGACGCACGCACACACTTTTCAAGGTATTTACAGAGGTCAGGACGCAAAAACAACTGTAAATCAAAGGCTTCGCGCTATATATATAATGTGTATCAATAAAATAAGTGTCGTTTTTCCTATCTGAAAACAGCGAAAAACGGCACTTATTTACTTTTGCTACATTCTTTCCTATTTCGGGCGAACCCTACAAAAATAGAAAAAGTAACCCTAAAAGTAACCCTAAACTCATTGAAGTAGTAACCCTTAACAGTAACCGTAATAGTAACCCTAACCCCCAAATTACCATCCGTAAGGGCATAAAAAAGGGGAGCCATAAGCTCCCCAATCAGCATTCAAAGAAATAACGCCTACAAGCCTTTCTAACGGCGTTATTATGTCGTTCTAACCATTGCCCTTACTACCGCCCGAAATGAGCGTAGATTGCTTAATTATAGCCTTTTTCGTGCATATTGTGCCGTTACCAGACAGTCCGGCATGAAGCAGGTAATTCTTGGTTGCACCCACCTGATCTGCCGTCAGAACCGTATAAACAGCCGATATACTGCTGAAATACCAATCTTTCTGCTTCGTCCCGTCTATTTTATGCAGCAAATGCACATGAATCACTTTTGCCATATTCGTTTCTATTATGCTGCAAATATACCAAATAATACTTATTTGGAAGAATTTTAAGGCAACATCTTTAAAAATAGGCACAAAAAAACGGCCACACAGCCGTTCACACCATCATATAACAAAATCCATCAACCCAGCCATAAAACGGCCACACAGCCGAAAATAAAACCCTTCCAGGCCGTTTTAGCCCCATCTGCAAGCCCGATGTAAAGCAATCCCCCGAATATCCGAAGAAAAGCCCCTCAAACGTAAAGCAGATGTAAGCCATGTAAAGAGAAAAACCGCTTCGAAATATTCAGCCCATTTTCCCGAACATGCCTAAACCATTTGGTTTTCAAAG